GGATCATGGTTTGCTCCAGAAATGAAAAGGCCCCTTTCGGGGCCTTCGTGGTTACTTGTTGCTGCTGTCGGCGTTGTCCGGAGGATCAGGCGGATCTGCTGGTGCAGCCGTCTTCGGTCCGGTGATATCGATTCCAAGCTCAGCGGCTTGCTCGCGGTCGCGCACGATTTCGCGATTGATCTGGTCTGGGTTGTTACCAGACTTGCGGATGACGCGCGAACGGCTCGTCAGGGTCCACTGCATCGCCAGCACCTGCGCCTTGACCTCCTTTTCAGGGTCGATCCACGGCATCGCAGGACCGGTGTGCGTGCAGTCCCAAATGGTCGCAGGGTCTACATCCCGCGGCAGGGCCAGCTTTCCAGATGCCAGGGCCGCATCGACCAGTCCTTCCCACGTCGGCTGGCAGAAGCTGTAGACGATCGGCCCGGCCACCATCTGGTAAGTCTGGTACTGCTCGACTAGCTCCTGGCGCTGCGCGCTGTAGGTGCCGTTGTAGTTCTTCGAACTGGACGAATACGACGTCCCGAAGCCCGCCGCCGCAGCGCGGATATGCGAATCGCGGAACTGAATGACGTCATTGTTCGGGCGTGTCGTGTCGATCGTGCCGATCTCTTCGCCCATGTTCAGGTCGTCGAAGATCAGCCCGCCCTCGAACTGCATCAACCTGCGCCCAGTGCTCGACGTATTCGCTCCGTCGCTTCCGGGAGGCACATACATTTCCGGCTGGCCTTTCTTGATATAGGCCGCCATCGATGCCGCGATCTTCGCCGCGAGCAGTTCGCATTCGTCGATCTGCTTGATGTCCTCAAGGCGATTCGCGATCGCCGAGAACATCGACATGCCGCGCAGCTGATGCAGGCGCTTGCGATAGGCGACATGCATCATCGTATCCGCCGACACGCGCTTCGTTTCGCTGGCGGAGATGACTGAACGAACGACCCCGAGCGATTCGCCTGGGTGCCCCTTGTAGCAGTGGTAGGCGACAGGCCTTCCCCAGGCATTCACCTCGATACCCTGACGAATCGTCGGCGCTGATCCTTCCAGCGAATAGGGGACGAAGTCCGCCTCCAGCGCTTCGATCGAATACGGAACGATCGTCCCGTGATTGATACCAGACACCGGGCCTGTCACCCGGTTTGCGAACACCTCGCCGTCACGATAGGCGGACCGCGCCACGATGCGCTGCAGTCCGAAATAGTCGTACTGCCATGTGACGTCGGGCTTGAACCGCCAGTCTTCGAATATGGCCATCAACGTCTCGTTCGCCTCTTTGGCGGGCGAGCCGTCTTTCAGCAGGATCTGTGGCTCTGGCCAGATGCCAGTCCCGACCGTGTTGGCGACCAGCACGTCGAGCATGCCGGAGGCAATGTCGTAATTTTCGTCCAGGTAGCGCGCCGTCGCGCGGATGTTCTCTGCCGACTTCTGGTTCAGCGTGTTGGCACTGCTCCGGTCGCGTCGAACCTTGCGCGCGTTGCTCTGCTCTCCGGCTTCATACGCGGCCAGCGCCCGGCGCGCGGAAACGCGCTTCAATGCCATGCGCGGCGCAATGGGCGCCACGACATATCGATCGAACCAGTTCATCGGCAACCGCTGAAGTCAGCAACCGAGCCACGAAGACGACCGCTCGCGGATGCATCACGTACAGCATCGGAGCGCAGGCGCGTAAACATGCTGATCCTCTTCTCCAGGTCTTCTGCTGATGCGTACGAAACCGTATATCCGTCTACAGACAGGCTTCCGATCGCTCCACCCGGATCCTCGATCAGCCGGCACTTGAGTGCCGCGATCATCCTGTCGCACTCGTCGACGGTGAAAATGCTCATCGAAACCATCCTCTGCGTCGGAACTGACCCGCTTGGCCTTGGCCGTTCTGTGCTGGCGGCGCTGGCACGGATGCCGGCGCCGGCGTGATCGGTTGCGCGATGTCTTGCACCGCATGTACGCCGGCTTGCTGCAGCAGCTTTTCGCGCTGCGCTTTCCACATGGCCGGTGGCCGGCTGGACAGCTTCAGCTTCTCCACCAGCCACAGGACATACACAGCCAGGTCCAGCTGCTCGTTGCGTGCCCTGCCCTTGCGCTTCACCCACACGAAGCGCTTGCCGCGCGCAGTCTTCTGCTGCACGCGCTGCTCGGCGGTGATCTGCTCGAAGAACTCGTCGTCGAGTTCGTTCGAAAAGTGAATCACCCTGTCCTTCGCGCGCATCAGACCGAACAGCCGGTCTTTCGCGGCGTTGACGCCGATGTGCCAAAGCTTCACGCCTCCTTTCAGGATGCGACCGCGCCAATTCACATCCACAGACGTGGCGCTGCCGACGATCGGCATACCCGGTTTGTCGCCACCTTTGATGGCGTGCGCCTTGCGGTGGGGTGGCCGAGAACGCACGAAGTTGTACGCCTCGTGCGTGTAGTGACCGCCTGTATCCACCGCGAAGGCTTCAATGCCGAGTTCGAAGCCGTCTTCGTGTTCGTACCGCTGCAGCAGCGCGGCATCCAGGTCGTTCCAGGACTCTTCCAGCGCCGGATTGCATACGAGCACCATCGTGTCGGCGGTCCACATGGCGCCTTTCGGGCCGATGGCATACACCGCCACCTCGAAGCGGTCGTCCTGCACGTCCACCCCGGCCAGCAGCACCAGCGCATCGGACGGGACGAATTTCAATGGGAAGGCCTCCGCCTGCTGCTTCAGCGTGGCCGATTCCAGCGCGACGCCGGCGTCTTCCCACGTCTTCGCCAGACGCGTGTTCGTGAACGTCTTCAGCGGCTCGGTGTCGCCGCGCCTCTTCGCGTCCTGCGCCCGGCACCACTCCTGAACCATCTGCCGCCAGGACAGCCAGCCAAGCGGGCTGTACAGCGATGGCAGCAGGAAGCTTCGCGTCCTGGCGCCAGGGTTCTTTGCGATCCAACGGCCGGCGGCCAGCATCTGCGGCTTCGCGGATTCGGGAATCAGCGACCTGCAGTGCGCGCACGAATACCCAACCGTGGCCAGCAGCGGCTTGCCGTCCTTCGTCTGCCACTTGATACCGTGGGGCGATTCCTCGTTGCCCCACTCCAGCTCCTGAAACTCTCCGCAATGCGGACAGGGAACTTCATAGCGTTCGTCCGTCCCGGCCAGGCGGCGCTGCTCGATGCCCGCGGCGCCCTTCGGCTTTTTCGGGCTCGACACGAACATGCGCCGCGCCCGGCTACCGAAGCTGTCTTGCCGCGGGATAACCAGCCCCACCGGCTCGCCCTGGCCATCGACGTCATCTGGCCAGTCGTCGAACTCATCTCCCAGCAGATTCTTCGCCGACATCGATGCCAGCGACGCGGCCGAGTTCGCGCCGCTGAGCGCCAGCGTTCCGCCGGTGAACTCTTTCAGCAGCACGGTATTGCCGCCGTCACGGCTCTTCGTCGGCAGCTTGTCGGCCAGGAATGCGTTCGACCGGATCAGCGGCGATACGCGCTGCCGGCTGAACTTCTTCGCTGTCTCGAGCGTCGCCAGCACCACCATCATCGGCGCTGGCTCTTCGGCTATGCACTGCGCCATGGCCAGCAGCACGGCCGTCGACTTCCCCAGCTGCGTTCCGCACTGCAGGACATTCTCTTCGACGTCCGGATCCGACCATGCGCGCAGGATCTCGCGCAGGTACGGAGTACGATCCAGATTGAGAAGTCCGGGCTCCGGCGCCATCTCGCGCGGCAGGAACACACGGCCATCCGCCCATTCGTCCAGCGGCAGCACCAGCGGCGGCTCAAGGTGAGCCGCCCAGCTCGCGCGGTACCGCGGCGCCGGGTCCGGGAACTGCAGGCCAGCCATCAGGCCGGCTTCTTCAGCGATGCAGCCAGCGACGCCAGCGCCGTCCGCAGCTCCGAGTCCAGCAGCTGCCGGACGCGCCGCTCGTCGGTCTCGGCCGCCAGCACTGCAGCGAGACGGTCGGGGATCGCCAGCAACGACTCGCGGACCATGACGGCCGTCGAGGCGTTCATGGCCTCCACCTTCGACCACTCCACCAGCTCGCCGGTGCGTTTGCGCACGTCGAGCTCGGCCAGCACCGCCTGCTGCTCTTCGCGCCTGGTCCGCGCAGCCGTGAAGCCGCGGTTCGGCGGGTCTTGTGGCGGATCCACATGAACGGCGCTGGGAACCTTCTGCTGCGCCTTGTGATGGCCTCGCGATGGGTCAAGGTCAGTCGCCCTCACGGCGCGCAGCTGCACAAGCCTGACGCGCCCGGCGTCGTCCTTTTCGAGCCGGCCCTGTTTGATGAGCTTCGCTACGTACGGCTGCGAAACACCCTCTCGGCGGGCCGCCTCAGACTGGGAGACCCAGCCGCGTGTCGCTGCCATGGCTATAACTGGTTCCGAATATCACTGACTAACGCGCAGTCGGGGGCTCAACTACCCGCGGTTGTGCAATGCGAGAAGGACCCAAGATGGTGCATGTCGCTGCACAGTCAGCCCTCTGGCAGTCGCTGCACCAGCAGTCATCATGCCGAGACTGCCCATACAGCGGTGTGGCATGCTGCCTACATGGCTTGTGAACATCAGTTCGTCCCTGTCACCACGGCACGTACAGTGACTGTGCCCGGAATCATCGGTGCCATTGCAGGTGCCGCAGGGCTTCTGCTGCTGATCTTCAATGTGTTCGCAGGCTTAGTACTCATTGCCCTCGGCGTCATCACTGGACTCATTGGGCGCAACAAGACCGTTGTTCGGTGCGCCAAGTGTGGTGAGCCCGCCCCATTCGGCTAACGCGCTGTCTCTATAGCCCTACGCATGGCCAGCCCGAATTCGATGGGGAATCGCAACTGGGCTACCTGCTCTGCGATCTCATGGAAGCGCAGCCGCACTCGATACCGCGCTTGCCGCGTGAACAGCAGGATCGGTCTGATGCCCACCCGCACGGGGCCTGCCATCTTGGTGGCCGCTGTGCGGCGATAGATGCCTGGCGCAAGGTGACGCGTCCTGCTGTTCGCTGGATAGGTCGAGAAGTAGAAGTAGGCGGCCTTTGTCCTGCTTCTCAGTCTTCGGCCCTTCGATGTTGCCGTGGCGTTCTGGTACGGATCACGCCGTGAGCGCAGGTCGGACAGCATGCGGTTGATCTCGCTCGCTGAAAGGTTGCCGTTCGCATCCAGTGGTGCCAGCCGAGTGGGCACTGCATACATGCCGGATGGCATCACACCAGCTCGCACCAGCAGCAGCTCGAAAGCCTTGTGCTTGCGTTGACCGCCGTAGATTTCAGCCGCCAGCCACTTGATCGGAGGGGCCGACTTGAAGGCCTGATCTTTGATCAGGACTTCTGCGGAGAGATTCGCCTTCGTCGCCGGTCTCACGAATGTCGCGCCTCGGGTGTAATCCTTGGGGCGGTCGAAGACGCGGTCGATCTCTCTACCTTCCTCACGCTGAACGGCTTGGGCCGTTTTCGTGAGAGCCAGCGCTGTGGCGAATGGCACCTGATCACGCGCGTGCCGGTTCAGCTGATCCACAATCGGCTGAATCGTCCCGCGCACATCCAAGCGCATCATGCGCAGCACTGCCTTTCTGGCACGCGTACAGGAAGCACGACGCGCACCGGCAAGATGCTGCTGTCGGCCATTGATGCCGCCAGAGTGAAGGCGAGATCTGTCCCTGTGACCACACCGGCATCCACTTCAATGGTCGCCGTGGCGACCTGCCCGTACACGGTTTCTCCGGTGACGGTGGCGCCCGATGGGGCCGTCCAGGTCGCGCTGGCCACTGTCGTGAGCAGGCTTGTCGCGTCGACGGCACGACACGTCCACGTCACCGACCCATCCTGTACGGTGTTGCCGATTGTCGTGGGCCACATCACCGGCCGATCGCCAGTCTGGCCGCCCGTTGTGGCTTCGTACTGTAAGCCGCGGACACCTGCCACGCGGACCATCGCTCCGGTGGAGTATTCCTGGCCTGGCTCCCTCCAGCGCGCGATGAATGGCGTGAAGTCGAAGCCGTGCGGCAACTTCGCGCCGGGCATCACTTCCGGCCAAGAGAATGCATCCTGATCACAACTCATAGACTCACCATCTGCGGTGGCGCAGGCCGAATGATGTAACTGCGCATGTTGGCGACGATGATTCGATGAGCTGGCACGATGTCGGTCGCGCTGGGCTGCGGCTCCGTGCCATCACCCTCCGCATCCCACCCGGACGGCTTCCATCCTGCGGGCTTCCATCCTGATGGGTCCCACGACATATCAAGGCGGACACGTCACGCTTGAGGCGCGATTGCCGTTGCTCGAGACGGTTCCGCTGATGCGCGTTGATGTACCGCTCGGGTCCTTGTACGTCGAGCTGCTGCCTGTGGTGGTCACATCGCCACCCTCGGCTGCGAGGTTAACCGCCAGCACGCACTTGAGAGTGATGCTGCCGTTCGGCTCCACAACCATGTTCGCGATGTCGGTGAGCGACAGATTGTTCAGCGCGCTGACCGCCGCCGCGGTGGCCAGCGGACCGGCCGACAGATTGTCGAGATAGCCCGCGCGTGCGCTGCTCAAGCGCGATAGCAGGGTCGTCACTCCCGCCTCATCCGCCGGCGCATTGGTCAGGGTCGTGACCGTGGGAATGGTCACGCCGGTCTGCGTCGGCTGCAGCAGCGTGCGACCGCTGCCATCGATTGACAGGCTCGCGAAGTTCGTCGGGAAGGACTGCGTCAGCGAATACCCGGTCTTGTCCGACACCGTGCCCGCGGTGACCGCACCACCGCCGGTGATGGCCAGGCTGCTGAAGTTCGTCGGCAGCGTGAAGGTAGCCATGCGGCTGCTGATAGCCGCGTTCAGATTGTTGCCGATGATGTAGCCCGCGCTGCCAGCGGTGTAGGCGCCCGGCAAGCTGGTGGCCCACGGGTCACCAGCGCTGCCCGCGGCATTCCACGTACCGCCCCAGGTGCCGACCGTCGTGTGGCCGGTGGTGGCGCGATCCGCGAAGGCATCGATGCCCGCATTGCTCAGGGTGTACCCGGTCTTGTCGCTGACCGTGCTGGCGGTGTAGCCCGTCTTGTCGTTGTTCGTTCCGACAGTCACGGCCCCGCTGGTCAGCGATATCTGTCCGGTGCCCGTGCCCGGCGACAGCAGCACGCTGGCGCCCAGATCACGCGCGGTCTGCGCCGTGCCGGCGCCGGTCGGGCCGAGCTTCACCACGTTGGCATCGGCGAGGCCCGCCGCATCCACCACCAGCGTGCGCCCCGCAGTGGCCGGGGCCAGGCGCGAGGTGATCGCCGCATCGATGCGGTTGCCGATGATGTTGCCGGCCGTGCCCGCCGCGTACGCGCCAGGCAGCGCAGTATTCCATGGATCGCCGGCACTGCTCGCCGAGTTCAGCGCACCGCCCACCGTGCCGCCCGTGGTGTGGCCGGACAGCGTCGCATCCAGGATGTTGTTGATGCCGGTGGCGCTCAACACCACGCCCGATGCGGCGGTGATGTTCGTGGTGCTGGCCAGCGTGGCATTCGGGAAGGTGATGGTTCCCGACGCGCTCGCGGTCTGCCCGCCGATCTGCGCGGCGTTGGCGTTCGCGTTCGTCGAGAAGACCGACCCGGTGCCGGTCGACGTCACGCCGAAGGCGCTGCCGTTGGTCGCCGCAGACGTCGCCTGCAGGCCGTTGCCGGTCGCACCGCTGCCGCTGGTGTACGTGGCGCCGTTCCCGGTGCCCTGGCCGGTGAACACCGCGCCCGCGGAGTTACCCGCCGAAGCGATCGCGCGGAAGCCGCTGCCCGATGTCGAGCCGCCGACGCCGTTGGCGCCGTGACCGGTGGCGCCGCCTGTCATCAGATCGCCGGATCCAGTTCCTGCGCCCTGCGACGAATAGCCGTTGCCGTTGGTCGAGGCCGCAACCACGCGCAGTCCGTCGCCCGTGGCGCCCGAACCCGACGTGATTGTTGCGCCGTTGCCGGTGCCGTTGCCGGTCACCACCAGCGCGGCGGCGTTCGAAGTCGACTGCGTGATGGTCAGGCCACCGGACAGTGACACGTTCGCGGTGACATCGAAGTCGGCGTTCGTTCCGGCGATCAGCATGCCACCCGATGCGCCCGCGACGGCATTCGGCACGCGGCCGAGGCGTTCGCCGGCCGTGCCGCTGGTGGTGTGCCCCGACAACGCCTCATCCCATACCGCAGCCGCAACCGTGGCCGCACTCGGCGCGCTGCCACTGCCCGACGCCGCAGCCGTGCCGAACACGTAGTAAGTGATGGTGCCTGACGGCGTCACCGCCCAGGTGGGCACAGTGGCGGTATCGGTCGATCCGACGTAGGCGCTGATCGTGTTGGACTGGCAATAACCCTGCGTCGATCCGCAGGCCATGACAGTCGAGCCGACCAGCGTGCTGTCGCCGAACGTCGCGGCGCTGCGCAGCTGAATCGTCGTCGAGGTGGCCGCCTGCGCGGTGCCCTGATCCAGCACGCCCAGCGGCTTGAACGAACCGGCAGTCGTCGCGAAGCTCGCCTCGC